TCTGTGTCCTCGGCCCAGTCGTTGGTGGGGCGGCCCTGGCCCTTCTCGGCCTCCGGGTTCTTGGTCCAACCCGGCCAGTACGGATAGCCCTGGACGTCCTTCTTGTACCGGGTGGAGGGGGTCATGTCCAGGGAGTACTGCTTGCCCTCGTCGCCCTCGGGCACCGGGCCGTAGGCCGGGCCGCCCTTGGTGTGGATGCCGTAGTCGTCCAGGGCGATGCCGGGGTGGTGCTGGTAGACCTTCTGGTAGTCCTCGGGGGCCTCGGAGAACCACTTGCGGAACTCGGGGGCGTTGATGGCCTCCAGGTCCTTGGTGCTAAACGACTTGTCGCGCCCGGCGGCCATGTTCAGGACGTTCCAGGCGGCGTTGCCGGTCGGAGTCTGGTGCAGCTCGCTGTGCGACATCCCCGGGAAGGAGTCCTGGTGGCCGGAGGGGTTCTTGCCCAACAGGTCGCTCAGTGTCTTCTTGGCGTAGCTGGCTGTTGACGACCCGTCATCGAGATCGAGGTTCTTGATCTCCTTGTCCGAAAATCCCAGGTTCTTGAGCTTTTTCGCTGCCTGCGGGTATTTGTCGGCCGCCTCGAAGCCGAACGCCTTTTTGGCCCAGTCGGGAATCGCAGTCGCCTCGGAGAGGTGGCCGATGCCGAAGTGGTCCTCGACGAGCTTCTGGGCCTGCTGGGTGTTGGGGTCATCTGGGTTCAGGGCGAAGAACTTGTTGAGGACCTCCATCTGCTTCGGGGAGTCCATGGCGTCGATCTTGGCGGCGTCGAAGGTCTCGTCGAGGGCGTGCAGCTTCTCCCCGAGGGTCTGCTGGGGAGCCTGGGGCTGGGCCTTGACCTGATCGGCCAGGTCCTTCCAGATGGTGCCGAACTCGTTGTCGTGGGACTTCTCCAGGGTGGTCTTCCACTTCTCGGGAGACCACTCCTTCCATTTGTTCACGGCCTCGTCGATCTTCATGCCGAGGGCCTTGGCGTGCGCGACGAGTTGGGCGTCGGTGGGGATGCCGGTCCCGGCCTGGGGGCTCTCAGCCGCCGGGGTGTCGGCCCCGAAGTGCTCGGCGTAAACGTCCTTGAGGGCCTGCTGGGTGTCGCCGGTGAACTGGCCGATCAGCTTCTGGAGCACAGCCTTCTGGGTGGGGTGGTCGCTGGTGACGAAGTCCGACGGAACGACGTTGCCACCACCGAAGATGTCACTGATCTCGTGGACCAGGCCCTTCGATGGTGTACCCCAGCCGACTTGGTCGGCCCAGGCAGGACCCATTTTATTGTTGACCGCATTGTTCCACCACATGTTGGTTGCGTCGGTGGAGACTTTGTCTTTGCCCTCGAACCAGCTCTTGTACAGCTCGTTCTTCTGGGCGCTGGTCAGCTTGTGGTCGGCGGCCCAGTTGAGCATGGACTGCCACTGCTTCTTGTCGGCGGGCTTCTTGGCCGCCCAGTACTGCCAGCCCGCCGGGTGGGCAGTGCCCCCGGTCCCGGGGCCGTCGATGTCGGGGGTGTCCTTGGGCCCGTACTTCTGGTAGTAGGTCCCACCCGGGCTCCAGCTCGCCTTGCCCGCCGGGGAGAGCTTGGCCCACTCCTTGAGGGCGCTGGCCTCGGTGTGCCCCGAGGACTGGCCGAACCAGGCCTTGAAGCCGGGATCCTGGGCCGTCTTGAGGTCCTGGTCGTAGCGCTGCTGGATGGCCTTCCACTGCTGGGGGTCGTACTGGTTGACCTGGTCGAGAAACTGCTCGTCGGTGTAGTCCTTGTCCTTGTGATCCCACAGCCACTTCTCAAACTCGGGCTTGAACAGTCCCATGCCGTCCTGCAGCAGGGGCGGGGTGTGGAAGCCCGGGATCAGTTTGTTGCGATCGTGGTCGTTGATCTCTGCCTTAGGGGCTGCCTGGCCCCAGGGGTCGGACTTCAGCAGGTCCTGGATGTCGTCGACGCTGCCCCCGAACTGAGAGGGATGGTCGGCTTTGTAGCCCTCCCAGTTGGTGGCCGCGGCCTCGGGGTTGTCGTGGAAGTACTCGACGTTGGCCGGGCCGTTGAGGTCGGAATTGTTGAGCCACTGCTGGAAATCCGGGTCCTGCCAGACGGCCTGCATGTTGGCGTCCAACCAGCTCGACGGAACCTCCGGGCCCTGTTGTCCGCCACCCTCGAAGTAGCCGGTCTGGTCGTCGAGGGCGTCGTCGGGGTTGTTGACGTAGTCCTGCTTGGCGTGCGGGGACAAGGTCTGCCACCACTTCTGGAACTCCGGGGTCTTCAGCTTGGCCGGGTCGACGGTGGTGTTGTAGTCGTTGTTGTCCAGGAGGTCCTTGTAGGCCCAGTCCTTCTGGGCCAGTGCACCAGCACCAGCCGCCTGGGCGTACTCGTGCACTGCCGGGTAGTTGGTTGGGGACAGAAACGGTGCCAGCTTCTCGGCCAAGTCATTGAGTAGGGGCTCGTGGGCGAAGTCGTCGGGATCCTTGAGGGCCTTGTCCGTAGTCGGATGGTCATCGAGCCAGGCATAGACGTCATCGGAGGTCGGATTGGACTTCAGGAGTGCGGTGAGGGTGTCGTCCTTGAGGGACTTGCTCTTGCTCGGCACAGTGAACCACTTCGGGGGGTGATCGGAGGCGGCGAACTCACTGTCGGCGTCGGTTTTCCACTGGGGGTCCAGGGCCTTATAGGCGTCCTGGTCGCCGTCGGCGACGGCCTTGAATGCCAGGCCGTCCTGGAGCAGGTCCCAGTCGTTGCCGACGAACTTCTTGACCGCGGACAGGAAGCCCGGCTGGCTCAGGTTGGCGATCCACTTCGGGTTGTTCTGGAGCCACTGGTCGATCTTGCCCGACGCCAGGGCGTCTTTGAGTGGTTCGAGGGGTTTGAGTGGTTCGAGGGGTTGATCTTGGGGTGCAGAGACGCGCCGCCAGTACTCGGCCTGTTCCCGCTGACCGACGATGCGCACCGACTGACCTCCTTGAAGTGTCTCCCCTATTCAGGGAGGCCGTCGGTGACTCGACTGGCCGGGATCACCGGATGAAACAGTCGACCAGGCCCCCGGGGTCACCGGGGCCCTATGTATTCCAGCGCCGCAACAGGCTCCTTATGTCAGGTGGCGGTTGAGTCGGTGACCGGGCCACGCGCACATTCTCGGGTCGTCGTACTCACAATCGTGTGGCCGCACATTCGACCAGTCCACCTTGGATTCGGCGGCGATACAGAGCGCCTGGTAGCACTGCGCGAGGTAGCCCGCGATAGCGAAGTCGGGCATGTCGCAGCCGTTCTCCAGCGAGTGCCGGTTGATGAACTGGGTAAGCTCTTGCTGCTGTTCGACGGTCATCATGTGGCGTTGCATTCTTGCTCCTCTGTTGTGCCGATAACTGTGCGCATTGACATCACTCTGACACCGTCTCGGTCGGCCAGGAGACGTACCTCATGATCGCTGCGCGCTCACGGATCACCTTCCAGCGCTCGGGGTCCGGGCACCGATCGTGCTTCATGCCTTGGACGTCGCCGTACCAGGTCGAGGTGTCGCCGACCTGCCAGCGCTTACCGCACGACTCGCACCGCGGCGGGACCTGCACCCATCCGGCGGTGCCCAGGACCCAGTGCTCCTCCTTGGCCAGTGCACCCACGAGCGTCACCACCCGTCCAGGGCCCGGTACAACTCCTCGGCAAAGGCCCTGGCGACCAGGTTGGGTCGTCCGTCGGCCAGGTTGGCGTACTCCTCGGGAACGCCGAGGGCCTTGCCCAGCTCGATGGACTCTTTGCGCCAGTAGGCGTCCCAGCACTTCTGCTCGACCTCGGCCAGAATCGATCGCTTGTGGGGCCCCAGAGCCTCGGCGGAGACGGTGAGGGGCGGCAGATCAAGCCCGGGCACGGCGACGAGGCCCAGCGGTATAGCGCTTGTCGACCACCAGCGGGATGGGCTCACGGCGAGCAACCGCAGGGGTTTCCGGAGCAACCGGAGAGGGCGTTCGACGAAGTAGGGCAGGCCGACGTATCGGGGCGCCCAGGTGACGCCAGCGTGCGCTGAGACGCCTCTGCTCCAGGTCGTCAGTCATAGTGACCTGCATTCACCCTGTCCTGCAGTTCCGACGTGGACAACTCTCCCTTGCCCAGTTCCCAGACCGCCAACTGATTGCCCTTCTGGGCAGCAGCGAGGGCGTCGTGCGGGCTCTCGAAGTGCTGAGATACATCATGATACCAGCGCGGGACTCCAGCCTCCTGCTGTTCTTCCTGATTGTGGGCCCGAGGAAACTCCCATCCCCCATAGGGGGCCTTGGCCAGATCGTCGGCGCGATCGTCGAAGAACTTATCCAGACTCTGGGCGCTCGGCAGGGTCGGCACGTTGGGGTTCTCCCCATCGGCGCCAGGGATCCCCACCATGAACCCGCTCTTGGGTGCGTCCTCGTCGTTCATGGAGTAGTCGCCATTCAGCGACCTCCAGGCGGTGACGCCTGGCTCGCCCGTGTCGATCGTGTTCCGGTAGATCTTGCGCAGGATGTCGGCCCGCAGCTGGGGGTCCATGGCCTCGATCTGGCGGGCGATCCGCAGTGGCACCCGGACAGCGATATAGAGTCGCGGTGCCCGCAGAGCAGCCACTCGCTGGGGGTACTGAGCGGCCTGGGTCAGGATCGGTTGCATCGTTCCTCCTCCCCTATTCCGGATCGACGTGGATGCGCTCCAGGCGATCGATGCGGTCCCATTCGATGAAGTCGTCCGAGGGCTTGACCCAGTTGATGGGGGCCAGCCACCGGCCGCCATCAGAGGTGACTCCGATCGAGGCCAGGCTGCTGCCTCCAGACTTCCAAAACACCCGATAGAGACCGTGGTCGGGCCAGTCCATCCATTCGGCCACCGGCCGCCCATCGTCGGCGACGGTCACGCGCATCACGCGCGCCCGATACCCATCGGCTTCGAAGTTGCGGGCGTCGTCCTGGGCCTGCCAGGGCGCCGACCATGTGTCGCTGGAGAACCGCGGGCCCATCTTGCTCTCGTAGTGCACCAGGTACCGCTGCTGGAGTTTCTCGTGGTCGATCTGCAGCAGCTGACGCAACACCTCGGCGACCTTGTCCTTCTTGCTCACGAGACCTCCTCGAACTGGGCGTTGTAGGCAGCGATGTCGGCCTTGTGCTGCTCCGACCACTCGGAGTGCTTATCGAACCACTTCTCCGCCCGATTTACGTGCGGGTCACCCTCCTCACTCAGGGCGCCGATGACGTGCCACTTCGACATGCGCTCGTCGTGTAGGTGGGTCGCGCAGAAGTAGTGCACCGACCCATTGACGTCGATGTGCAGCAGAGTCGCCCGGCGCTTACACCGACGGCCCTGGCCGAAGGAAATACCCTCGCACACCGGCCGGTTGTCTGGCTTGACCACCGGCAGCCGGGCCGCCCACGGCATCATGGCGTAGAGGTCGGCCGAGCCAGCCTTGGCGGTCTGGGTGACTACGACGTTCCAGTCGATGTCCTTGCGCTCCATCAGCGGGCCTCCGGTTCGAATATGGGGTTGGGTGGGTTGATGATCTTCTCCAGGTACTCGACGTCCTGGCGTAGCTCCAGGGCGTCACCATTCCTCTCAATGCGGCCAGACCAGATGGTCTGGTCACCGATCTTGACGCGCAGGAACAGCCACCCCTCGGCCAGACCGGACAGCAACACCTCGACCTCGCCCCAGTCTTCGGTGGACAACAGTGATTTGTGGTCCTGACTGAAGGCCTCGTAGGCGGCGCGCATCCCGCCGGTCTTGGTGCTCATACCGCAACTATACAGCATTGGTATAGAACCTGTCTAGTGGTCGGGCGGTCTCACCGTGGTGGCCGTTAGGCCGAATCCCCGCAGGCCCTCGACGATGTCACCGATCGCGGCCCGCGGGAACTCCACCACTGTGGTGGGGGCCAGATAGGGAGGGTGATTATTGACGGGCTCACAGGGCTGGTACCAGGTGTAGATCCGGAACCCGGCGGGGGTCGGGACATCGCCGAAGAAATCGAAGTCCTCTGACCATGGTTCCTGCAGGGTCCAGTGCAGCAGCTGGACGAACAGATCGGCATCCATGAAGGAATTGAACGAGATCCGGGCGATCTCTATCGGGTCCGCATCCTTGCCCCACTGCAGGGTCTCGCAGTGCTGACAGCACTCCATGGTGTCGATCTCCTCACCCCAGAGCAGAAGAATCAGCGGGGCCAGCTCCTCGTCGATCTCGACTCCGAAGCAGTCGACGGTGGGGTGCTTGGGGACACAGAAGCAGAGGTCAGCGTCGCTATTTGCGGTATCGGTCATGACTCACACTATACAGTATTGGTCTAGAACTTTGTCTGACTGGGGCGCTCCCATACATAGACGGCCGTGCCTGCGTGGTAGACCGGCAACACACTGCCGTCGGCGTACCCCGCCACGATCTCCCGGTGACGCTGGGGGTCACGATTGCGCATCCTGCCCTCCCGCAGGAACCAGTTCCAGAAGCTGAACTGGTTCTGGATGAACCGGGTCCCCGGGAGCACGCTGACACTGGATCCGTTGTAGTGGTTGAGGTCTACGTAGTAGACGATGGACCCCACCTCGGGATTGTCCTCGATGATCGCCTTCCAGAGCTTGGTGGCCCCACCGCTGACACTCCAGCCCAGCCTGCAGGCCCCGCGGGCGATCTCCAGATCGTAGAGACCCTTGCCGAAGTAGGCGTGACCGGTCGTGTAGCACATCAGATCCTGGCCGGTCTTCTTGTCCACCAGCACGTAGGCCCACCGGGCAGTGCGGTACCCCTGGATGTTGTTCTCCTCGAAGAAGGCCCGCATGGTGTTGGCCGGACGCTTCTCCACCCGGGTCTGACGGGCACCGACGCGATGCTCGGTGACCCCCAGGGCGTGCCGGATCATGTTCTCGTAGATAGGGCGCTTCTTGGGATCGGTCCACATGTGTTCCCAGACATGGATGAGTCGGACCCCCTGCTCCTGGCAGCCGATGGTCTTGTTGACGTGCTACCGGTTGGCCTCTGCCTCGGAGATGCCCTTCTTCATGAGCATCGGGAGGCTGTGCCACCACACCCCGTTGTACTCGATGGCCACCTTGTGCTCCGGGCAGTAGATGTCCAGGTGCCTGCCACCGAGGATCGACGTGTTGTCCTCCTCGAATGTCACCCCCAGGGAGGCGACGAAGTCGCGTACTTCCTGCTGCTGGGCGGAATAGCCGTTCTTGACCTCGACACCCTGTTTCTTGAGGTACTTGCTGACGGTCTGGGCGGTGGTCCCCACCTTCAGGGCGATGGCCTCGCAACTCATGCCCGTCTCATAGAGGCCCTTCCAGGTCTCCACCTCGGGGAGGCGGTCCTGGAGCAGTCCGGCCTCCTTCAGCCATCCCGTCGCCACCTGGGGGGAGACCCCATAGTGGGCAGCCACCCGATGTGCCGACCCCTGACGGACCACCCCGTGCGAGCCGCAACCCAGGGTCTTGTCCCGGAAGGATGCCAGCCAGGTGGACTCCAGGTCCTCCGGGGGATTCATCGATACCGAATAGCGTCCACGGCGGCGGTCGATGGGGATGTTGAGTTTCTTGAGTCGGTCATAGACGAAGGGCTCCCCACGCCCGATCCTGGTGGCGACCTGGCCGCATGACAGCCTCTCCTCCTGGTAGAGCCGGGTGATCTCGGCATCCAGGGTGGTGTCGGTCTTGGGACCGCGCTTGGCCTTGTTGGGGGCCAACCCGTACCGGATCCGTAGCCGGGCCACCTGCTGACCGCTGTTCTTCTCCCGGTTGCCGACGAGGGCCTCGGCGATGTCCATATCGGGCAGCCCGGCGGCGTGCAGTATCAGGAAGAGTTCCTCGTCCACAAACATAATTCTACCATAGAGTTATCTTCACTATGGAATGTTTGCTTGGAAAAGCAGAACGCCCCCTCCGAAGAGGGGGCGCTCCGCTTGTTCGTACAGCTCAGGGGCTATGCCTTGCGGAGGATCAGGATGCCGCGGGGGTTGATGATGGCTTGCCCGATCAGCTCGTCCATCACCCAACCGCGATGGAATTGCTCCACCTGGTTGTTCTCCTCGACGTCGAGGGAGTACATCACCGGCATGACGCCCAGGTAATCGGGCTCCGGGGTGAGGTACACCGTGCCGCGCGGGACGATGACCGACTTGCCGATCTGGAACTCGCCGAACTGGACGATGGTCTCGCCCGCGACGACGCTGTCCTTGAACGCCCAGCCGACCGAGTTCAGGTCCCACTGGTAGAAGTCCCGGTACTCGATCGGGCCGCACATCAGGCGCTTGGACTCCAGCAGGCGGCTGTCGGTGTAGCTGACGCCGGTGTAGAGGTCCGAGGGCTGGATGTGGCCACCGGCCACGGTGATCTCGTTGGGCAGCGAACCCGTACGCGGTACCGCCGAGGTGTCGGTGGTCCGGTAGTTGCGGGCGGCGACCTCCAGCAGGGTGACCAGACGGCTGTCCTCCTGGCGCATGATGGCCTGCTTGGACTGGTCCTGCGTGTACTCCACGATGTTGCTGCGGAGCCAGTAGAGGTCTTCCTTCTTGATGCTCGGGAAGGTCGCCAGGCGGAACAGCTCGACCCGCATGCGCTTGCCCTCGAACGGGGTGATCTTGACTTCGCCTTCGTTACCGTGCAGGTAGTAGGCCTTGCCCAGTTCGTCCATGACGTCGTACTCGATCGGCACGCCCGGGGTGCAGGCGTCTTCGAGCAGGACGTTGCGCACGATGCCCTGGTAACGCAGCTGCAGCTGGATCGGGCCGATCATCGACTGACCGAGGCGCAGCAGGCCGCTCTGGCGGTCCCGCAGGATGTGCGCGAGGCGCTCCTGCTTCTGGGCGGTGGTGAGCTTGCCGGTGCGTTCCATGGTCGCGGCCATCTCGACGACGTAGTCGTCGGACTTCTTGGCGAAGCGACCGAAGCCGGAACCGGCGGTGGCGAGGGATGACATTTCCTTTTCTCCTTGTCTTCTCGGGTTCCGCCGGGTTAGCTTCCGCCGCCCAGGGCCGCGGCCGACGAGAGGTCGTAGCGGTTGAGGCGGATGAGGATCTTGTCGGTGGAGATCACGTCGAGCAGCTCGGCCACCGCGTTGAGGTGGTTGACGCCGGTCGGGGTGAGCAGGCCGTGGCTGGTGGCGGTCAACAGCTTGAAGCTGCCGTCGGTGGTCAGCGCGGCGTTCCAGTCGGCGGTGGCGTCGAAGGCGGGCTTGAGAACCTCGAAGACCGCCTGCTCACCACCGACCCACACGGTGAAGTTGTTGGCACCGGTGGCGGTCACCTCGTCGATGCCCAGCGAGGGGGCGACGAACAGGGCGGCCAGACCGAACGGCTTCTGGCCGGTGGCACCGGTGAAGGGCGTGAAGACCTCACCGTAGCTGCGGGCCATGACCGTGCCGGGCACGATGTCGAACGAGCGATCCCACTCGGGATCGAGGAACGCCGCGTACGGGGTCGCCTGGTGCTGGGCATACAGCGGCTGAAGGGTTCGCTTCTGAGCCGGGTTTGCCTGCGAGACGCGGAACATGTCTGGATAACCTCTCTATCAGGTCTTGGGTTCTTAGAAGAACAGTGCGGAATCGTTGCTGGTGTCGTTGGCCGCGACCACCTGGCGGGCTGCCGTGCGGGCGGTGGCGGTGCCACGCGGGATGCTGGGCCCCTGGGGCACGACCGGGCGGCGGGCGGCGTTGTTGGCCACTACCGCCTCCAGCAGGCGGGTCCGGTCGATGACGAATGCTTCCGTCATGGTCTCGGCCTGCTTGGCGATCTTCCAGCGGTCCGTGGCCGGAGCCAGGCCCGCGTTGATGAAGGACTCGGCATAACGAACCGCCGCGATCCCACTGGCCTTCTTGGCCGTCTTGTCGCCCTCACCCGGGGCCCAGATCTGAGAATCCGAATCCAGGTCGGGGTCGGCGATGTCATCACCGGCGTTGTGGGCGAAGTCCCCCAGGTCGTACTGGGAGGCCTGCGCCTCAGCGTCGGTGTCGTTGGCCACCGGGGCCTCCACGTCGATGCGGGCCTGCGGCGCTGCGACATCCAGCGACTCGTCATTGGCGCGACGACGGTTCATGGCGGCCTTCCCGGTAGAGGTGTCACCCTTTCGGGCCTGGCGCAGGGCTTTACCCAGGGTCGGGTAGAGAGCCTTGACCTCGATGCCCTGAGCGGCGGCCCAGCGGGCGGCCTGGCGGCGCAGCCACTCCGGGTTGTGCTGGCTGGCCGTGCGGCCGGTGGCCTTGCGCAACCAGGCGTCGAAGGCGGCGAACACCTTCAGGCTGGCGTCCTTGGGCTGGGTCTCGACGTCGTCGAGGGCCACGCTGTCGAAGTCGTCGCCCTTGACCGCCTGGTCGTCGGTGCCCGACAGGGCCGGGTCGACGACGGTGGGCTCCTCGACGGCGTCGGCGGTGCGCAGGCCGACCGCGGCGAAGAACTTGCGCGACGAGAAGCGCGGGTTCTCGGCGGCGAACGCCTTGGCGAAGTGCTGGGCCATGGCCGGACGCTGCGCGGCGGGCAGCGAGAGCACGAAGTCGGCGGTGGCGCGGTAGGGCCGGGCCGAGGCCTTCTTGGCGGCCTGCATCCGCTGATAGCGGGCGAGCAGACGCTGGGTCTCGGCGGCACTGCGCTGGATCGAGGCGACCAGGTTGCCCTCGGTGTTGCTGATCGGCGAATCGCCGTCGGCGGGAGCCTCGACCGCTTCGGTGTCGGGGGTCTGGGTGATGAACGCCTCGGCGTCCTCGCCCTGATCGTTGCGGCCGTAGGGGCCACCATCGGTGTAGCCGTTGTCCTCGGCAGTCCGGCGGCGTCCGCGCGTGGCGACATTCATGGCCGCTCCTCTCTGTCCCTTGTTCCGTGTGCGGCGGCGACGATTTGCAGAGCGGCGGGCCCGGGCGTCCCTTGCGGTGGCCCACGGCGGGGCATCCCCGTCGTCTCCGTCCTGGTCGACCACGGCATCGACGTCACCGTCACCGTCGGCGTCCACCGCGACGTCGTCGCTGTCCTCATCCTCGTCGTCGGTACCGTCGTCGTCTGAGTCGCCGTCGTCATCCCCAAGGACGACTTCGGCGTGGTCGGGGTCCTCCCCTTGCTCGTTGTCGTGATCGAGGTCTTCGCCAAGGGCCTCTTCCAGGGCCTCGATGGCGTCCTCGTCAGCAGCAGTCCGCTTGCGCGGGGCTGCGGTGCGGGTACGGGCCATGGTGTTCCTCCTTGGTGGGACGTCCTCGAAGTCGGGGTCGCCGTCGATCTCGCCGTAGTTTTCGACGAGACGGTCTTGGTCGAGGCCTTCGGCCTCCTGCTCCTGGTCGTAGTGCTCGACGTGGTCGAGGTTGGGACCGAGCAGCTCGGGTGGGGACTGCAGGTAGTGCTGGAAGGGGATCTCGTCGTCCTCGGAGGAGCGCAGCTCCACCGGGTCCACGAACTGGTAGTCGTCGAGGGTGTCGTTCTCGTCGTTGCGCAGGGTGTCGATGTCCTGGGGGACCTCGGTCTCCCCGTAGGCCAGGTGACGGGATCCGGTGTTGATGTGAACGTGGTCGCGGTGGTTCTCGGTCGGGCTACCCCGGTCTTCCATGTCGTATCCCGTCCCATCCGGGCGCCACAGGTGCTGCTGCCAGATGACGTAGTTGGCGCCGTTGTCCAGGGCCCAGTCCTTGACCGAGTTGCCCTCGTCGATGTTG